GAGCCAAAAGATACAGACGACAATCCGGGCTTGCATATATTAAGAATGTGTAACTTTGCCAAGGCCGATTGGATTAGCGAAGCTAATCACGGCCTTAGAAAAGACATGGAAGATAAAGTGGTTTTATTTCCCTACTTCGACGCTATAAGCTTAGGCATGTCGTCAGAATTAGATAACTTAGAAAATAGGGCTTATGATACTAGAGAAGATTGTATATTAGAAATTGAAGAGTTAAAAAATGAATTATCGATGATTATTATTTCTCAAACCCAAAGCGGCCGGGAAAGATGGGATACTCCAGAAAGTAAAATAGGTATTAATAAAAAGCTAAAATTAAGAAAAGACCGATATTCTGCTTTACTTATGGCTAATATGGCGGCTAGGTCTAAACCGTCTGAAAATATTATAGAATCTTATACCTGTATAGGCGGATTTGCTCAATCATATAGCTCTGATGACTCTGACAGCGATGATGAAGACTTATATTACGGCCCTCAATGGTGGTCTCCAGAATACTAATTTTTAAAATTCTGTGTATAGAATTATGTAATTATATTACTAATTCAATTACGAGGATTTTAATCATATTATGAATCGCCCACAAGAAGACCAAGAATTTTTCCGTAGCTATGGATCTAAAGAAATAGTAGATGCATATGGATCAGTAGAAAGGGCAGTCGGGTATCGGGATAGAACTTTTATTGATGTTGAGCCAAATAGATCGGTTCGGCCCGGCTTTAATAAATCTGATTATTATTCTTTTAGATCTACTGAAATAGTACCATCCCAACAAAAGAAAATCATGAAGCAGTCGATGGATGCTTATGATCGTGTTGGTATAGTGCGAAATGTTATTGATCTTATGGGAGATTTTGCCTGTCAGGGCATTACTTTAGTTCATGAAAATAAAACCATTGAAAAATTTTATCGTAAATGGTTTCAGGAAGTTAAAGGAATAGAAAGATCAGAACGTTTTTGCAATTATCTTTTTCGACATGGAAATCCTATAGTTCGCAGATCAACAGCAAAAATTTCTGCTAAAAAAGAAAAAGAACTTAGGGCGGCTGCTGCCGATGATATTTATCCAGAAGAAGTAAATGTTAGAAAACGCGAAATTCCGTGGCACTATGAATTTCTAAATCCATTAGCCTGTGACTATAAAAAGGTTGGGGTGGGTCAATATAAGCTAGTAATGAATTTAAATTCTAGCACCATTCAAGACCTTAAAAAACAAAACAATGTTTATGTTTTATCTGATAATTTAAGAAAAAATATAGAGGCCGGGCAGAATTATATTGATTTAGACCCCGCTTCTGTTTCTGTTTTTAATTATAAAAAAGATGATTGGCTCTTATGGGCTAATCCTATGATTTATGCTATTCTAGATGATATCTTCATGCTAGAAAAAATGAAGCTGGCTGATTTGGCCGCTTTAGATGGAGCTATATCTAATATTCGTTTATGGACACTGGGCGATCTAGAATATAAAATAGCCCCTAAAAAAGCTATATTAAATAAGCTAAGAGATATATTAGCTAGTAATGTCGGCGGTGGCACAATGGATCTTGTATGGGGTCCGGAACTAAAGTTCACCGAAAGCAACTCTCAGATTTACAAGTTTTTAGGATCTGAAAAGTATCAACCTGTATTAACAAGTATATACGCCGGGCTAGGTATTCCTCCAACATTAACCGGGGCTGCTGGTTCTAGTGGAGGTTTTACCAATAACTATGTTTCTCTTAAAACATTAATTGAACGCCTTGAGTATGGCCGCTCTATTCTTTTAGGTTTTTGGCAAAAAGAACTAGATATTGTCAGAAAAGCTATGGGTTTCAAAAAATCTGCGCAAATTCATTTTGATTCTATTATTTTATCTGACGAAGCTTCAATGAAAAAGCTTATGCTGGATTTGGCCGATAGAAATATTATCAGTAATGAAACTCTGCTTGAGAGAATGCGAGAAATGCCAGAAATTGAAAAAATTAGAGTAAAAAGAGAAGAGAAAGATAGAAATGAAAACAATGAAATTCCCGATAAAGCTAGTCCATTCCACAATCCACAACACGCTAAAAAGATTGCGGAAATATCTGCTCAGCGGGGCGCACTAGATAAGCCTTATTATGATAAGTTAGAAATACCATATAAGGAGCCGGTTGCACCAGTAGGCGGCGGCGGTCTTGGAAATCCTGCCAAACCAAAGGATAATCCATCTCCATCTGGTGGTCGCCCTCTGAACAGTAAAGATACAACTAAGCGAGTTACTAAAACGGTAAAACCAAGAAGCCGGGCTGAAATTGCTTTATGGGCTGTATCTGCCCAAAAAGAAATAGCCGATATATTAAACCCATTTATTCTTTCTTACTTTAATAAAAAGAATTTAAGAGAACTGACTAATGAAGAGATTAGACAGTTTGATAATCTTAAATTATCTGTTTTGGCTAATATTGAGCCATTTGAAGAAATAGGCCCAGAAGCTATTCAAGAAACTTTACAGTCTAATAAAACTTATTCTAAAGAGTTTTCTTCTTTAGTTAAAGTGTCTGTAGAAGACTTTATTTCCGAGAATAACGAAAAGCCAAATTTCGAACAGATGAAGCATATTTACGCCTTTTGTTACTCAGAATTAATATAAAAATATTTTTTTTGTGTATTAACAGACGTACTTAATTATAAACACAAGAGGTAACAAATGGAAATTTTTCGGCAAGAAATAGAAGACGGTTTAGCAAAAGCTATTGCTTCGCAAACATCTGTTGCATATTTGTCGCCGGTGGTTAGCGCCAAGAAAAACCCCCATTTAAACGAAAAATCCATCGCTGAATTTATCAAAGCTTCAAATTTGGATAGATCAGATCAGATGGATCTTTTTAATTTATCCTCTATTTTAGTTAGTACCGGCTGGAATAAAAATGACGATATTTTCCTTGCCGAAGAAATGTGGGCAGCCCGAAAAACCCCTGAAGATAAACAATTTAATTATATGCATAATGAAAAAGATATCATTGGGCATATTACAGGAAACTATGTTGTTGATTTTAACGGCGAACTTATTCCTGACGATTCCGACATTTCTGATTTACCTAATCAGTTTAATATTATAACAAATGCTGTAATTTATAAAACTTGGAGTGATCAAGAACTCCGGGCTAGAATGAAAGAAATCATTACAGAAATTGAAGAGGGTGGTAAATGGCATGTATCTATGGAATGTTTATTTCCAAGTTTTGATTACGCCCTTCAAGATGCTCAGGGTAGCACTAAATTAGTAGCAAGAGAAGAATCTACAGCATATTTAACAAAACATTTAAGAGCATATGGTGGAACTGGTGAATTTGACGGTTTCAAACTTGGGCGGGTTTTGCGCAATTTATCGTTTAGTGGTAAAGGCTTGGTAACAAAACCTGCTAATCCTAGAAGCGTGATACTAAATGAAAAATCTGTTTCTGAAAATATTAAGGAGAAACAAATGGATATTGAAGAATTGAAGGCAAAGCTAGCTAAAGCAGAGCTTGAATTAGCCGAAGCCGCAAAAATGAACGAAGAAATGAAAAAGAAAATGAAGGATAAAGAAGATCAAGAAAGCAAAGCAACTCTAGCTCAACTAGAAGAATATAAAACAGCTATTGCTGAAAAAGATCAGACTTTGGCTTCATTGCAAGAACAAATCAGCAAACTCTCTCAAGAACTTGCAGATACAAAAGCGTCTGTTGACACCTTAAAAGGTGAAAAAGAAGCTACTGAGGCAAAATACAACGATATGCAGAAGAAAATGAAGATGGAAAAGAGAAAGGCTCAACTAGCTGAGGCTGGTATTGACGAGTCCGATCTTGAAGAAACTTTGGCTTCTGTAGAATCTCTTGATGATAATAGCTTCGATAAAATCGTAGCTATGATGAAAAAGAAAATGATGGCAAAGAAAGAAATGAAAGATGAGACAAAAGCAAGCGCTTCTGTAGCTGAAGACATTTTGGACGATGCTCAAGAAACTCAAAAAACTGTTGCGTCAAGCATTAATGAAGAAAATGAAGACGCTTCTAATAACTTACGATCTTCTGCTTCTGAGTGGTTAGGCAACTGCTTCTCAACTCTTAGCAAAAAAACTAAAAAGTAATTAATAGGAGATATAAATATGGCTCTAAAAGGCGATAGATACGAACTACAAACTGACATTAGCTTCTTCATGAACGAAGTTGCTGAACGTGGAGGCATGGCTTCATTGAGCACTGGTGGCTCTGGTGCTGCTATGGATCAAAGTCAAGCTTTGGCTACTTACGCTGCTACTGGTTCTGGCAAAGTTCCTCTTGGAATTTTGATGAATGATATGGTTAATATTGACCTAACTCGTCAGCATATCAACTGGTATAAAAACGAAGTACAAAAGGGCGGCAAGGTAACTTTGCTACGCAAAGGCTATGTTGTAACCAATAGATTACAGGGCGCTACTCCTGCTGCTGGCGACTCAGTATTTGTTGCTCATAGCGGCAACCTATCTAAAACTGACCTTGTTGGCCAAGGAACTCAACCAGTGGTCGGTGTTTTCTTGTCAAGTCCAGATCAAGATGGTTATGCGAAGGTTGAAATTAATCTTCCTGTAACTCGCAAACAATAATTAAATAATAAATAGGAGAATATAATATGGTTAAGAGCGTAGAACGTCCAAGCGACGAACTAATTGATCTATATAAAAGATCAGGTAGTGCAGAAAAATCTGTAGCTATCGAAGCACAACGCGAAATTGCAAAGGCTATCGAACTCCCTCTTCGTGAAGGCGTTCTATTTGGCGATGTAATTAGCGGAATTTATCAGCCAATGCTATTGGAAGCTAATGCATCTCCAGAATTTCCTTTGGATTTGCTAGCACCGGGCACTGAACTTGAGCATATTGCTTTTACCAATCCGGGTCATGGTCGCATTCCTGAGAAGTCTGTCGAAAGCGATTATGTAATGATCCACACATATGGCATTACATCTTCTATCGATTTCTTGCTAAAGTATGCTCGTCAAGCAAACTGGAATATTTTGCAACGAGCTATGCAGGTTATGGAAGCATCTTTCGTCAAGAAAATGAATGATGACGGTTGGCACACTTTGCTAGCTGCTGCTGTTGATCGTAACATTTTGGTTTATGACGCTGATGCGGCTGCTGGACAGTTTACCAAGAGACTAGTTTCTCTTATGAAGACTGTTATGCGACGTAATGGCGGTGGTAATAGTGTTACTGCCAAGGGCAAGTTGACCGACTTGTATCTTTCTCCAGAAGGCATTGAAGATGTTCGCAACTGGGGTGTTGATCAGTTGGATGAAGTTTCTCGTCGTGAAGTTTATGTTGCTGCTGATAATGGTGGCCCTTTGGCACGTATTTTCGGCGTTAACTTAGACGAATTGCTTGAATTGGGCGAAGGTCAAGAATATCAAGATTACTTTATAACCGACTTGGGTGGAGCTTTAGAAGGTTCCGACATCGAGTTGGTAGTTGGTCTAGATAAGGCTCGCACAACCAGCTTTATCATGCCAGTTCGTGAAAACGTACAGGTATTCGAAGACGAAACTTTGCATCGTCAACAGAGACAGGGTTACTACGGTTGGGCAGAGCTAGGATTTGGCGTTTTGGATAATCGTCAAATCATCGCTGGTTCTTACTAGTACAAAAAACGAAAAGACGGGATTGAAAAATC